ATGCCGGAACTAGAATTTAATGTTCCAATCAAATTAGGCGTAAGGGTGGAATTTAATACATATACATACTGTCCACATACAACAACGCAATAATTACCACCGGAAACCGTTCTCATTCCACGAACTTCCGCAGAATTGAACATTTGGGCTACAACAGTAAGCCCTGGTGTTGGATATAAAGCAACTACCCCGTTTTGACCAGGTTGCTTTAATGGGTCAACTTCAGGGCGAAAATTAATACATTCCTGTGCATCTTGAAAAATACTTGGCGCTTCATAAGAAGGCCCTACAAAACCAAAATCCATGATTATTCAGATTCCTTATAAGAATCGCCACGCAACAATGTTTTCATGCTTGCACGACTTAATTCAAATTTTTCCATTAATTGTGGAATAGTCATACCATTTTTCCTAAGTAAACGTGCTTCTCTAGCCTGTTCCATTGTAAGCTTGCAACGTGGGCCTTTGCCACCGCTAAAGTCTGCGCTACGACCTTTTTTAACTTTATCAGCCATGTTATCAGCATGAGTTCCAACCCATAAATGCTTTGGATTGCAACATGATGGATTGTCGCAAGTATGAAGCAAAAAACCTGTTTCATCAGTTGAAAGCGGCGCATTAAGGCTAATTGCATTTGAATAGGCAAGCGAATAAATGACTCTATGTGCATAGTATCCTTTGTCATTAATCCAAGTCCTTCCGTAGCCATCATTGTTCTTAAAACCTTTCCATTCCCAACATTCATCTTCGCTACGTTTATCAACTTTGCTCCAAAGAACTTCAGAAGTATTAGCAAGTCGCCCTGGATTGTTTGCCTTTATTCCTAATTTTTTTCTTAAATAATAATTTCTTTGATATTCTGCATTTTTGGCTTTTTTGTCCATGATTGATTTCCTTTTTAAGTAAGAAATCACATTGTACACTAAGAAAACCTCTAGCGCAAGAAACCCCCCGTAAGTATCCATCCAGCATCTTTTTGACGTCCAACTAACAAAGCATCGCTAAATACAGAAGCTTGTATTGGGCGCATATTAGTGCGTTTTAATGTGGCTTTAGCTTGTGCAGAATATTTTCCAATCATGGCTAATGCCGCCGGGTCGTTTTTGCCGTACATTGGCATTAAACGTTCAGCAAGGCACCAACGCAAACATAATTCATAACCTTGTGGCAAAACAATATTGTCATAAGCGGTGGCATAACGTGTAAATAACGTATCTGCAAATATGTGCATTTCGCCCTGTGAAGGGTTTGGCCATACAAAAATGTTACCTAATGGGTCGGAAGGTTGGTAATACATTGCTTTTGGCCAAGGACCGGCTAAAGTCTTTAAACCAATCATTTCATAATTTTCAAGATTGAGTACGGCAACTGGGTAGTCAAGGCCCCCGTTAACAATAGGAGTGCCATTAGAATTAGTGTTAATCCGCACAAAGCTAGACTGAATAGCAAGAGGGCGCTGGTAGTAGCCATTAATGGATGTTGAACTAACTGTTTGAGAAATATTAACGGTGTATGTGCCATTGTCATTAACGTTGCCACCGGCACCCGTGCCAAACGCAGTAATCGTTGTACCATTTGCAATCCCCGTTCCAGCTAATGTTTGCCCTAGGGCTAATGCCCCTTGGGTTATACCAGTAACAGTTAAAACATTGCCTGTAATAGAACCAGTAAAGTTTGAACCAATTGTGCCGCCAGGGCCTATGGTGTATTGAATTTGACCTGGCGTAATAGGAAATATGATTTCAGTCTTATAGCTGACCATCATGGATTCATTAGACCATTGGTCAATCATGCCATTCATCATGTTTAAAGCATCTTGTACGGCTTCAGCAGTTGGAACTTCACCACCAGCCAAAGCGCCAATATCTTTTAATGCGCCTGAAATTATGTCAATTGGCTGGGTCATATTATTCCACCGTAAATGTATTAGCTAACCATGGAAAATCTACTTTTTTTGTAGATTCTATGGCTTTTAATTGATTTTCAATAGCTAATTTTATAAGATTTACATCATCCTTAATAGTGTCTTTTTCAATCCATTGAACCAAATCTGATTCAACAATATCTGCTAAAGATTTGTTTACTACACCAATTGAAAATTCATGATTTCCTTCTGATTCAACTGTATTTGTTCCATCAGTTCCAGTAAGCAAATATTTAACTTTTACTAAATTATCATTGTTAGCAAATAATTCTGTAAATTTCCATTTAAAGTTTGTCATACGCTAACCCAAGATTTTGTTGTTTCATCCCATTTATAGTTTTTGCCATCATCAGGGAAAGGTATTGGGGATTGCCACAACCAAGTAGGAGCAGAAATTACCCAAGATGGATAAGGTTGTGGAGCATAAAATACATCATTTTCAGCATTATATGTAAATCCTACTCCAGCATAATTTCCACGCAAAGCTACGCCACCATCAGGCGTTACTCCGTCAGCTTTATAATGAACGCCTCCCCAAGTATTGTATGAAGTTTGAATCCAATTTTGTTTATCAGGCAATGTATCAATATAGTCCTGTTCTGCAACAATAACTTGCTGAACAATGCCATTAACCACTTGTGCAAAATGACTCATGCCGTGTAACTCCCTGAAGCAGTAAATTTAAGAATAGTAACGCTACCAGTAGTTGTTACAGTTGGGCTTCCAGTTGTTGTTCCTGTGTAGTTTGCATTAGGAATAGCAATAATTACAATGCCTGAACCACCAGCTAAACCATTTTGGTTTCCAGCATTTATCCCATAAGTTCCACCGCCACCGCCACCAGTATTGGCAGTTCCAGCAGTTGAGCTTCCAGTTGCTGCGCCTATACCACCACCACCTAGACCGCCAGCATAAGTTGTGCCACCGCTACCAGCAGAACCTCCTCCACCGTAGTAAGCTCTAGTATAGTTTTCAAAAATTCCGTTGCCACCAACTGTTCCTTGACCAGCTTGACTTGCTCCACCACCACCGCCAGCGGTTCCAGCACCACCTGAAGCAGAACCACCACCAAAACCTTGTCCAGCAGTTCCAGTACCAGCACTAGCACCACCAGTACCAACTGGGTCCCCAGCACCACCACCTGAACCGCCATTAGCAGTTACGCTTACTGGCTGACCAGCACCGCCGCCTAAAGCAGTTAAACCTAATGCTACTGAATTTGAACCAACTCCACTTTTAGCGCCACCAGCACCAACAGTAATCGTATAAGTTGTTCCAATACTTAAAGGTAATGAACCAATAAATAAACCGCCAGCACCACCACCAGCAGAACAATATGCTCCTGTTCCAAGTGCATTACCACCACCGCCACCACCAGCAACAACTGTGTAGTTTGCTTGATAAGTTGAAGGAGTAGCGGCTGACCATGTAGGTGCGGCACTTGCGCCACCTGAAGTCAATACTTGACCAGCAGTTCCATAAGTAGCACCACCGATACCTAATTGACCTGAAGCACCAATACGGAATCTTTCAGTTCCATTGGTTGCAAATAATATTGGATAAGCACCAGTTGCCCAAAATAATGAAGCATAAGCAACACCACTAATTACACCACCAGTAGAATCATCCCTACCAATAAAAGTATTGCCGCCGGTATTTCCTATGATTGCATAAGTAGCATTTACACCCCTAGCAGTAGCAAGGAAGCCATTGTTAGCAGTTCCAGTAATTACTCCACTAAATGAAGCGGCTCCAGTTGCTAATCCAGTAGTTGTTAATATTCCAGTTGAAGGAACAAAACTATATTTTGTGGAAGAAGTAAATTCAGGTAAATTTCCAGTTGTATTTGTTTTCCAAACTGGATAAACAGTAGAAGCATTAGTTGTATCGTCTGTTGTGCCAGTATTTGTAGCATTAGTAGCGTTAGTAGCTGATGTTGCACTTGTTGCGCTTGTTGCGGTTGCCGCATTGCCGCTAATAGAACCAGTAATTGTATTTGCAAATGACCATACACCGCTAGAAGATACAGTTGCATTATCTGCGCCGCTATTTGTTACAAAACGAATAGAGTTGGCAGTAGTTGTTCCAATAGCTAAATCAGCAGTTGTAGAAGTCAAATACACCATGTTTGGTGCGCCAAAACTGTTTGTTCCAGCAGTTCCAGCCCATCCACTACTATTCATACCAAAGTCACCGTAATAGGTACTTGCAGTAGTATTGTTATTGCCTACAACAACGTCAGCAGAAGCCGTTGCACCAGTATTGGTGTTTTGAATTTCCATTTGAATGTAAGCATTTTGACTAGCTTGCATTGTCAAAATATGGTTGTTGTCGGTATAGCTTAATGTTCCATAGCTATATGCTCCAGTTGACGATGAACCGGAAGTTGTTCCGTTTGCAACAAAAGTTCCTGAAGTTACAGAAGTAGCAGATGCCGCGCCCAATATAGGCGTTACAAATGTTGGGCTTGTTGCTAGAGCAACTACGGAACCAGTACCGGTTGTGGAATAACTTGTACCCCATGCAGAACCAGTTGAATTAGCAATACCGGCGCCAGGATAAACCATGGTTGATGCGGCATTGATAGTAATTGCAGTTGAACCGTTATAAGTTGTTCCGCTACTAAAAGTAATGTTTGTACCAGCAGTTAAATTAGCTAAATTACCGCCTAACGCCACGCCTGAAATAGTGCTATTAGCTAGTTGTGCATTTGTAATTGTGCCGCTTAAAGCAGTAGTTGGAATAGTTGAAGAAGCCGTAAATGCGCCAGTACCATTGCCAATTAAATAACCAGTTAATGTAGTAGCACCAGTACCGCCATAAGCCACGCCAATTGTTCCAGCGTTCCATGTGCCAGCAGTTAACGTACCAACGCCTGTAATGCCTGTATATGAGCCTGTAATATAGCTAGAACCAATTGTTCCGCTAGTAATTTGATTGCCGTTAATAGCAATAGAAGTGTTTGTAACGCTTGAAACTTGACCGCTTGCATTTGTAGTAATTACTGGAACATTAGAAGCAGAACCATAAGTACCAGCAGTTCCTACTGGGGTAATGCTAAATTGAAATCCAGTAAGGGTTAATCCTGTTCCAGCAGTATAAGTTGCAGAAGTTGTAAATTGCGACCAGTTAACGGCGGTAACGCCTAATGTTCCACCTGGAATTGCCGTACAAAACCATGCAGAACCGGCTTGTGTTCCATATTCCACAAATGCTATGGCTGAAATTAATTCATTCCATGTATTTGCATCAGATGAACGTGTCCATGCGCCTGAAGCGGCAATATAAATACCATTATTAGCGGCAGTTGATTGATTTTTAACTATTACACGGTCGCCAGCAAGGGTTGTATAACCATCAATTGTCTGTAATCCCGATAATGTAATGTTTGTCAAAGTCGCACAAGCTACTGGTTGTTTCCAGCTAATGCCAGCGGCATAAGATTGCAACGCCAACAAGTTAACAATATCTGTTGCACCGCTTGGTTGTGTAGAAATCGTGCCGGTTGTTGTGCTAAAGCTAGTAAATGCGCCAGTTGACGGTGTAGTTGCTCCAATTGGACTTGAATCCAATGTGGAATTGGTAATGGTTAATCCTGATTGAACAGGGTTTGAAGTCGCATAAAACGGCTTACCTTGACCAATAAAAGTATTAAAACTGCCATCAACGTTGAAATACGCTTGAACTGGCAGTAAATTCTGTACCGCAGAATTTGATGGTGTAGTCATACTAAACCTTAATAGGCAATACAGTTAACTAGGATTACATCACTTGCTGACATTGGTGCCGCGGCGCCAGTTGTTACTGAAAAGCTAGTAAATGTTACTGAAGTTGTTGTGCTTCCAGTTAATTGTAAAAATAATGTAGAACCGCTTGTTACGTCAGCGGCAAAAGCTAACCATCCATTTGGCGCGGTTGGTAGCGTAATTGTTCCACTTGAAGCACCGCCCGAACCAACAACAATTTTAAATACAAATGTGCTAACCGCAGTAATTGTTGGGCTTGTGCCAAATCCTGAACTAATTGTAGGCAATGTATTTGAAGTAGCAATTAAATTGCCGCCCATGGACAAAGTTGCTGGATTTTCGGTATTACCGCTTAATGGTGGTGAAAATACTGCACCGCCAGGACCAATTAAACCGGTGCAAGCCCCAGCCGTATTAAATGTTGCCTGTACCGGCAGTAAATTTGTTACTGAACTATTTGCTACGCCTGGGTTTGCCATAATGTTTCCTTACGATTGGTCTGCTACTGGCATTACATACAGGGTTCCTGAAGTACCAATTGCGGTAATTGAGAAAATCTGTGGAACTGCAATAACAGTAGGTTGTGACATTGATACGCCTAATACAAACGATTGGCTACTATTTCCACCAGTAGGCAATACTGCGGCCGGTGCAGAACCAACGCCTTGAACAACTGGGCTAATGGTAATTGCAACCGGTGTAGAAGCAGTATTTAGAAACGCACAATAATTAATTTGGTCGTTGCCGCCTGGGGTAATGGTAACTGCCGTTGACGATGTTCCACTAACGGTAATAGCCGTTGTTGGTCCAATAAAACGATAAACGGAAGTATTAGCCATGATTAAACCGCCGTTGCTGGTGCTGGGCCTTCAAGACGAACAACTTGAATTGTGTAAGCGCCGCTTGCTGGTTTTAAAGTAGCAGTAGCAGTCAAGTTACCAAATTGAATTGATAAGACGTTGGCAGTTAGACAATCAGCTTCAGCAATTACAACACCGGCAGTTTGTGAACCGTTATAACCAATAACAGTCACAATATCAGTAGTTTGTAAGCCAGGTAAGCTATAAGTTACGGAAGTTGTAGTATTTGCGGCCAATGAATTAGACGTATTGTCTAAAGTTGGGACTACATAAAAAGTTTCGTGGGCATTGCCACGTGTAACGGTAGTAGATGACATGATTTTTCCTTTAAATGAGGATAATTAATTATAAGTCTAAATAGAAAAAAAGCCACCCTTTTTGGGGGCGGCCTTTCCTTTACTTCTTACTTAATTAAGCCCCAATAGGGTTAGTTAAGTTGTAGTTGCTAAAGTCGTAACCGTAAACATAAACGTCACAAGTAGCGGCCGCGCCTTGGGCGGTAGTTACACGGAAATATACGTTTTGTGTTGATTGAGTAGCAGTAGAAGCTACTGTCAATTGGTTAACAACTGTTGCACCAGTATTGCCTGAAAGCGCAGTAGAAGCCGCAACAATAGCAGTACCTTGTGCGTTAGCCGCTGGGTAAACTGCCGCAACTGCCGTTGTCAAGCTTGTAGAAGCATTGGTAACGATAAAGTTGCTAACAGAAAAGTTAGTTGTGTTTTGGATAGGGATTGCGTTATCGCCAGTAGCGTTAACGTTTACACCAGTCAATACACCTAACAAACGGATAGCTTGGTTAGAAGCTAGATTTGATGGGTGAATCGTTTGGGTTGATGCTGGTCCTGGATTGCTCATGATTTTATTCCTTAAATATGGTTGAAATGCCAGGGTGTTACCCCCGGCTATTTAATGCTTACGATGCTACGCGGCAAGCAAGTTCAGGGTACAAAGGCGCCCAGCCATACAACACATCCAAACGAGTAGGAATACTATCGTTATTTATGGTGTATTGCCTAACCACACGAAGTGACAAGCCAATTTCTTTATCAGAAGCGCGCCCCGCGAAATGGACCCCTTCCGGCAATTCTAAATCTGCGACCGCAAGGCAAAAAGCATTGCGGTGCATGATGATGTTTTGTGAAGAAGTTGTACCAGTATTGTTAAATGGAGTAACAGTCTGTGAACCAGTTGAAGTTACGCTAACGTTTTGGAACTGACCAGCAGTAATAACGGCTGGGGAAACAGTCACGGAAGCAGTACCACCTGAACTGATAGATACAGGAGCAGTTACAACGAATGAACGTAGTTTGCCTGAACCATAAGCTTGACGGTTTTGTGGGTTAACTGCATATACGCCAGCGATAGTGAATGTATCACCTTGGTTCAATGTTGCGGCCGCACTTGTAGCACCAATAGTGATGGTAGAAGTTTGTGCCCAACCTGAAGTCAAGAATCCAGTTGCAGTTGTAACGTTGCAAGACAATGTAGCACCGGAGTAGCTACCGAATGTTTGTGCCTGAACGTTTTGGTCCATCTTCCAGTTCATGCCGCCGGAATCACGACCCATAAGGCCTTTACGATACTGTTCGCCAATTGCTTCTTGTGGAACGAACAAACCTTTCAAGCTATCAACAATAGTTGCTGAAGTGAATGGCTCAACGATGCAAGAACGGCGACCGTCACGTGGCGCACCTTCAGAATCAAGGTAAGCGGCCGCAGTCAGGTAAGTAATCAAACCAGTTGGAGCAGTACCAGCAGTACCAACGATGTTTGCAGTATTGTTCTTAGCCATCAATAGACCATCACGGTCGATTTTGTTAGCAATAGTTGCTACGGCTGGTTTCAATACGCGGTCGCTGAACATATCCAAAGACAATGCCAAATCTTGCGTTGTGAACTGGGTCGCAACTTGGAATTGAGTTGTCAATGTTACTGGTACAGAAGTTTCGTTAAAATCCTCGACCGAGAGGGCGGGACCTGTCGCACCTACGAAGCGTCCAGGACGTCTTACGTTAACGGTTGCGCCAATTTTACCGCCGACTACTGCGAACTGGTCGTCATAGTTACGGTCAACTTCTGAAGTGAATGTTAGTTCGTTTTCCAAAACCATCAACGCTTCGTTGGTGATTTTGCTAATGGTTAATAAATTATTTGCCATGATGCAAGTTCCTTAAATGTAAATTAAATTTTTACCTTAACGAATCTTTCCTGTCTTGCGGCCGGCTTTCCAAGCTTGATAGTCGATTTGTTCGCCATCTGTATATACGCTTTGACTGCCTGTCCCACGAATCGGATTAATCGGTTTCGGTGCATTTGACTTCACCGCAACAGGCTTACTTGTAGCTGGTTCTTCGGCTTTCGCTTCAAACTTCGCTTCTAACTTCCCAATCAGCTTTAACGCACTAGCGGTAGATAGTCCGGCAATCTTGGCGCCCAATTCATCGTCTGAAGCAAGTTCATACAGAATCCTAGGACCAACATCACTTTCCAAAATCGCATCACGTACTTCGTTGCTTACTGCAACTGTTGATGATGCAACCATATCTTCGTAATCGGGTAATTCAGCTTTAACTGAATCAAGCTTTTGTTGCCAGGTTTGTAATACTGCCTGTTGTTTAGCTTGTTCTTGTTGTTGCCTTACTTCCCTATCACGTCTTGCTACTGCTTCATTTGCTGACCATTCGGCTAACGCTTCAGCGTATTTAAACGCATCCGGAAAGTCGTCAGGTTGTGGCTTTGTATTGGCAGTTTGCGTTTGTGGCGCTGGTTGTTGCCCTTCTAAAGCCGCTAAACGTACTTCCAAACTTTCCCTAGCTTCGCGTTCACGTGCCGCATTTTCTTCGGCCGCCTTACGTGCTTTGGTCAGTTCAGAAAAACGTTTTTCTAACTTGGGGTTAGATTTCGGTTCCTCTGTTACAGTCGCATTTTCTTCCGATGGGGCTGGTTCACTCTGACCTACTTCGGCCGCTGGCTCTACTGGAGTTTCCTCAACAGTAGCCGCAGTTGGGCTTTCTTCGGTAGCTAAACCTAGTTTCCCAGCATAAAAATCTGCTGAATTATCATTTGTTACAACGCTTGATGCCAAACGTTCTGTTACATTTGCTTCTGACATGGACTTCACTCCAAGAATTTGCCCGATGAACCCATCGGTAGGTTGTTTTAACTATACAACACTTTACTGCGGTTGTGCAACATTAGTTGGTTGCAAACTACCAGTTGCTTGATTTGCAAAACCATACTGTTCTTTATTCCGTGCTTCAATTTCTCTTTCAAGCTTTGCGGTGTCCATGTGATGCAAGATAAGTTCCATAAGGGCATCAATTTCCATCTTGTTTTGGCTAGTAACTGACCTGGTATTTTGGTCATTAACCTTGACTTGGGCGTTAAGCATGGCACGTCTATCTTCATGGCCTTGTTTAACTTCTTCAATATCCTGGCGTTGTTTGATGTACATCTGCAATTGCTGGTTTTGTTGACCCATTTGTTGCAACGCATCTTGCATTTGCTTGATTTGCATCTGAACTTGTGGCGGAATCTTGGATTGGTCGTCAATATTGGCCAATGGATTAATAGAAGCAAGACGGTCTGCAATGACTTCTGCGCCTGGGAAATCCATATTTCTAAATACCAAGTCACCAATCTGACCAAATAGGTTCGGATTAGCAGTCAGGGCTTGCATCATGGATTCCACGGCTTCCTGGCGTTTAGTGCTATATCCAGGGCCAGTTTCCATCACAATGTCGTATTCGCCAACGGTTACGTCATTCAAAACCTTATCAATGCCGCTTTCGTCTTTGCCTTGCTGGTTAATCGTGACAATCTTTGGCTTGCCATCATCACCAATAATCCGCATTACACGTTCTTTATCGTAAATTTTGGGAATTAAATCAAGAATAATGCGGCCAGTATGGGCAATTGAACGGGTCAAATTGTCGTAATAATGGTAATTAGTCATGTCAACTTGCATCTGTTGACCTTGTAATGCTTTACCGGATATTGGGCCTTGTGGCAGTTGTGATGGGTCAAAAATACCTACTACGGCCATCAAATCAGCATTAATTCCAGCGGCCGCGGCCATAATTCCGGCTGGCGGTTGCTCCGGTGCCTGGCGAATTGGGGGTGGTGCTGGTACGCCATCGGTATCTGTCTGCTTGTAACGCAGATAAGACATTGCTTTGGTATTAGCTTGTGCCCATTCGTTTTCGTGGCCTTCATCTTGACCTTCAGCCATAATCCATTTGGCTTTGGGCGCGAGGGCAACGCTTTCAGTAATGGATGTAACCCAAAAGTTGTACATACGTTGTGGGTCTTTGGCCATGCGAACCAAACCAAATTTCTTACGTTTGCCTTCAATAACCAATTGCTGACCATAAGTAGGCACGATTGGGATGTATTTACCAGCCCATTTGCCTTCTTCAAGGATTTGCATACCAGTTAGCTTGCACCAATGGATTTCTTTGCGCCATGAACTGCGGCGGCTTACTTCATAAATGCCGGCAGATTCTAAAACCTTTTCGCTTGGCATTTCATCTTCATAAACGTGGGTGCCATCGGACAATAGGATTAGGTCTGCATTAACAATCTTGGTATAAAAGTATTCAGCCAGGCGAATATCTTCCTTCATTACCCATTCAGCATCGCTATCACCAGTACCACGCTGGGTAAATCCTGAACCATCTTCGGCATCAGGGTACATGGCTCTAAAGTTTTCTTTAGGAATTACCGTTGTGATTAATACTTTTTCGGCATCTGAACCGTCAGGTAGCACCGAATTAGGGTCAAAATATACGGTAAATGGGTTGTCAATCGTATCAATACAGATTTCTTGGTCAAATGACCTTTCGTTCACATAACGTGTATTTACACGCCAAAAACCCCATCCCATACGAACTGCTGATTCATAAGCGGTGTCATAAGCATGGTCAGCATTGGATTGATTTTCAATGTGACGGCACATACCAGTAACAATGTCGGCTAACTGTTCGTCAGTTTCATTGTTCATCCCGTGGGCTTTCATCCTTGGGCGTTGCTGGCGTTGCTGATTGCATAGTTGACGGATATACGCATCAACTTTATTAATTGTTAAGCATGGGCGCGATTCCACGCTACGGCTATTTTGAATTTCTACTGGCCATTGGTCGCCACCGGCGAACTTTAGGTCATCTAATGCTTCTGAACGGTTATTGGTATCGGCATCTGCCGCAAAACGTAGGAATTGCTTTGCATCATCAATTCTAGGGTCATAATCATCGTATTGCGATTCAGCCATAATCTATCCCATCCAACTGGATTGAACGTGTGGAACGGTCTTTTTGACCACTTTCCTTGGTTCGTTAATCATAAGTCCTATGTACCGAAAGGCATCGGCCCCGTTCGAGTAATGGTCGTGCAATGGCTTTTGGCTAAATTGCTTTGTTTCGGGGTCAACTTCGTACCGGTAGTGACGTAAACATTGTAAGCCTTCTTCCGTATTTTGCCTATCAAAATAGCATTTAGGGAATATTGTTCTTGCCGCGTTAATAGAATCTACAACAGGCACTCTATCTAACACTTTAGTTCTATGCCCTGTTTGCCGGACAATTTGTTCAATCGTCATTCCAGTTTGATAAGAATGGGCTTTGGCATCATGCGGCAACCAAATCGTATCAATCATGTAACCATAGGATTGAATCTTGGCCAGCCAATAGCTTATGGTTTGCTGGTTATCTTCTTCGTAACGTATCAACCTGGTTTCAGTTGGGAACAGTTGCACATACCAAATTGCCGTATGGTCGTTGAACCCCAAATCGAACACAATATGAACGCCCTTCATTGCATCGTATGGAACATTGCATATACGGCCTTGTAATTCAGCCATAGTGACTTCTTTAGCAAAGATGGCACCATTAATCGTCTGACGTGGAATACCTTCCCAAACGTTGTTATATGCTTCTATATCACGTGCTTGCAGTTGTCTGCGTTCTATATCCAATACTTCAGGAAAATAGGGGTTATCACTCCAGTTAAGCTTGGTGACTACGGCATTTTTCGGTGGATTTAATACAAACCGCTTATAAGTTTCATCCGTAGGCAGTTCAGGGTTAAAACTTACCCATATTTCACTACCTTCTTTTCTTATCGTTGGGGCCAAAATTTCCCAAGAATGGGAAGTAACGTTATTTGCTTCCTCTACCCAGCAAATGTCTATTCCTTCGATAGATTTTAGGCCGTTAATGTTGTTTTTAATGCCAGCAAAGATGAATTCTGAACCATTGATGCCACGAATAGTATTTTGAGTGATTTCATAATGGGCTTCTAATCCCATAGCGTAGATTTGGTCGCTTAATAGCTTATGTACCGAATCCTTAATGCTGGTTTGGAACTCACGGGCGCATAGTACACGAATAGGCGCTTTGATACCCTTGATTAACAGGGCGCGAGAAATTCCCCAGGATTTTGAGCCGCCGCGCCCACCGTACAAAATTCTGTATCGAATTTGCTTGGGTTCAAATAAACACTTTAGTTTGGCCGGAAACCGTTCCCTGGCGATGGCATCTTTAATCTGTTGTGACGGTTCCATCAGGGTCCACAAAAGTTATCTGAACGCCAGTTTTAAGTTCTGCACCATTTGGACCGGTGACTTCTTGCGTTGCAATAGCCTTTCCATCAACACGGTCCATTACTTCCTTTACTGCCCATGCTTCACCTGATTCTGCAAGTGAAATAAGCTTTTTAACGATATTAGCTAACTTGGTTGGGTCTTGAATCAAATCCATGCGAATACGGTCATAAAAAAGTTTGCCCTTCTTAGCATTTTGATTGCCAATTTGACCCCCTCTTGAATTATTCGTATCGATTTCCATGTCCATGATTTGTAAAGCCTTCTTTAGTTACGCTTGTGGTGGTTCTGCTGGTGCGCTACCGTCAGTTGCTACTGGTGTTTCAGTAGTAGTTTGTGCTGGTGCTTCTACTGGAGTATCTGCTACTTTTTCAATGCTTTGTGCAATATGGCTATCAACCATTGCTTTCGCGCCCAGGTGCAGTTTGTTGTGGATTTCTAGGGCTATTTCAATAGGAAGCTTACGCAATCCCTGAAGGATTACTTCCATTTCCTGTACTGAATGGTCAAATGTTAGTTTTAAGTCGTTTAAATTCATTTTTTCTTACCTTTCTTTTTTTCTGCTTCACGTTTTTCGCTATATGCGATTGCTACTGCTTGTTTGACGGGACGTCCGGCTTTGACCTCGGTGGCCACGTTTTTCTTAAATGCGGCTGGTTTTGCTGATTTTACTAATGGCATATCTTTTTCCTTTCGGGTGGTTGCTTTACGTACTTGTGGGCGCTTTTTAGCTTTATCAAGTGGAAAATCAATTACTTTTGTATCTTCCGCATACTTTTCAGCTTCGGATTTAAACCAGTTCAGTATTTTTTTCAGCATAATCTTCTTCCGTTAAGAAACATACGTCTTGCCAGGACATAATAAGATAACGTTCACCGTTAGTAAAGTATTCTTGAAATTTAAGGTATTCATCTTGGGCGTTTTTACTCATAGTTCCAAATCGAACATGGTCGCCAACATTGACTGGCATGGCTTCACGGCGGCCATTCGGTAGCTTTTTGCCTGGTCCTACGGCTACTACGGTACCCATATTGTCTGCTTCTTTGTTTTCAACAATGAT